CGACGCGATCAGCCTGGCCGAGATACTTGATCATCCCGACCTCGGAGAGCTCGTTTTTCTGCTGCTGGCCGCTGGGCAGCGTCGCGCTCGGGGTCGGAGTGAAGAGGTTGCGCGCGTTGGCCGTGCCGCGGTCCGTGAAGACGAGCGCAGCCTGCTGCGAAGCGAAGCGCACGCCGGCCTTCTCGGCTTGCAAGATCTCGTGCAGCATCCGCGCCGTCTGGATCGCCGCGTGAAAGTCGGTCACGCCGCGGTATTGGTCGACGCGGAACGGGTCGAAGTAGTGGCAGAAGTTCCCGGCCGGAACGTCCTCCGCGCCGAAGTAAACGCCCTCGCGCGTCACGCGGTAAATGCGATACGCGACCGGCACGCCGAACTCGTTCGTGATGACGCCCTCGAAGTAGTTCTCCGAGTCGAGGCCCATCTCGTTGGGGTTGCCGATGCGGGTCGCCGGCACCAGCTGAAGCTTGAGCCCATCGCCCACGCGGCGGATAACGAAGCCGCAGTCGCCATCGACCGGCCGATTCTCCGCGGCCAGCTGCACCAGCTTGCGGAACGAGTTGCGGCCCGTGGCGTCGGCCTGCTTGCACCACGAGTGGAACCACTCGTTGACGGTCGCGTTGTAGTCGCGGTCTCCAGTCGTTGCCGAGTATTCGGTCGGCGTCAGGTAATTGCCGAACTTGCGCGAGACCTCCTTAACCTCGGGACAATTCTCGACCAGATTGCGCGCCTCCCACATCATCACCACCCGCTCGCGCACCGTCTGCGAGGACTCGCTCGGCTGGCCGTACTGCATCGGCGCGTAAAGCCGGTTCGTCTGCGCGGCGTTGTAGCTGAAAAGCGCGGTCTCGACGCGAGCCTGGAGCCGGCGCAGCGCGGCCTGCGGAGCGATGGTCTCGAGCGCCCGCTCGAACCACGGCCGGTTGCGGATGACTGCCGTCGCGTCGAAAGTCTGCATAATCAGTTGCCGTTAAAGCTGACAAACGTCGTATCGGTCGTGTTGCCGTTCTGGTACTCGATCGCGTCGGCGATGTCGCCCAGCATCCTGTTCAGAGTGTTAAGATCGGCGCGCGTGACGCTCTTGCCGTTGAGCGAGTAGCTCGTATTCAGAAGGCACGCCTGGATCGCGTCCAAGACCTTTGACTTGAGCGTGGCAAGCGTCGCTGCGTCAATTTCAAGAAAGGGATTGTCGGCCGCCATAAAAGAGCGGCAGCCGTCAAAAGGTTTTTTGACGCGGCGTTATGCTACGACTTTGACGGGGTGAAGCGGATGATGCCCGCGATCGTCGCCATACAAAGCAGCATCGCCGAGGTGTCCAAGCCGTGATTGGGCGCGTTGCTCCTGACCTCGGTCCATTGCCAGACGCCGGTCCGCACCTCGACCTTCGCCTCGCCCTTGAGGTGCTCAAGGTAGAGCGGGTTTACGTCAGACGGCAGTTCCCAGCGCAGGTCGCCCTTGCCTTCGAGCGCGCTTGCCAAGGTGTCCTTGAAGTAGTCGCCGCTCCAGTTGTAGAAGTAGACGTCGCCGCCGCGGTAGTCGCTTACCTGCGGATCCGAGAACGGGAAGTTGACCATCGTCCCGGTCGCCTCGTCGCGCATCGTCCACGTCCGCCGGCCATACCCTCGCATTGATCGCCACCCGAACTCGGCGCAGTCGCGGTCCACGTCCGCCGGCCGGTAGCCGCGATCTTGGGCGACGCAGGCGCTTGCGACCTTGAACCGCTCCTGGAGTGCGCGCAGCTGATCGCGCGTGTCAATTCGCCCGAACCAAAGCTGGCGGTAGCGCGGCCCCTGTGCGGTGGAGAACGCGCCGACCTCGACCCAAAAGTGATCTTGCTGGCGGTCGATCGCCATAAAGCGGATAGCCTCGTCGGGGATAGACTCGCCCTGCGCGTAGTCGGCGAGCTTGTAGCCGGAGTCCTTGAGCAGCACGTTAACGGCCTTCTTCTCCACGATCCAAGGCAGCGCCTGCCGCTTCGTCCGAAACTCAATCTTCGCCTGCTCGTCGCCCGTGCGGACCAGCTGGTTTTCGGCCTGGAGGAACTCTTCGACGAGGAGCCGCATCGGTCGCGTGACGATTGCCTCCAGCCGGAATGATCGCACCTCGCGCGGCGCCGCAGGATTCATCGGAACGAAGCGCCCCGTCTTCGCCCAGCCGGCGCGGGTCGCGTCGCTGTCTGCGGACTCGTGGCCGCAGGCGATGCAGCGAAAGCGGCAGGTCTCCACTGCGCGCCCCACGTCCCACGTCTCGTCATCGCGTCGCGCCGCTCGGTCCCAGATCACGCCTCCGCGCTGCTCCTTGCTCAGAACCTCGAAGGCAACGGGAAGCACCTTGCGGCAGCCTGGGCACTCGGCGTGCCACTCGCCTTGATCGCCGGAGCGGAAGCTCGTGTCCTCCACGTTGCCAGTCTCCGCGTCCATCACCGGCGCTTGGCTCGCGTTGTAAATCTTCGAGCGCCCGACCTCCTCGAACTTAGAGACGCGCGCCACCGCGTGACCGTAGATCTCCTGCCAGCGCGGAAGCCAGAGCTCGTCGTTGATCTTGTAGCGGATCGACTGGCTCTGCTGGGTCGAAAGGTTCGCCGCGTTTAGCGTGACGAAGAAGCCGCCGAAGAAGATCTCGGTCGTCGTGCGGTGCGGCCCCGGCTTCGGCAGCAGCGCAGCGACCGGCCGGCAGCGCTCGAGGAGCGGCCACAGGCGGGTTTTCGCGTGCTTCTCGACCATCTCGTCCGTCTGCATCGTCCACGAGATCGGGCCGGGATCGTTCGCGATGATCCAAGGAAGCCAGACGTCGGCCACGAGCGTGCCGCCGATCTGCACGGCTTTCCTAAAGTGAACGCGCCGGACCAGCGGATTTTGCAGCGCGTCGAAGATCGGCACCAGCCACGGCGAGAGCCGCACGTTGAACGGCCCAGGCGTCGCGTAGGATTCCGGCAGCTGCACGTGTCGCCGCGCCCAGTCGTAGATCGGCGAGCGATCCGGCCGCGGGAGGCGAAAGCCGGCGAGGAGTTGCTCGGCGCTCATCGCTTCTTGCGCGGCCTCCCGCCCTTCTTGCCGTTCAGCTTTGCGGCCTGAGCTTTCGCCACCGAGCGCGCGAGTCCGCCGCGACGCCCAAGCGCAGCCATCACATCGCGGACCATCTCAGGCGTCGGCACGCAGTTCATCGAGCAGGGTCACGAAGGCTCGCTCGGCGACCGCTGGGACGACGCCGTTTCCGAGAAGGCGCAGCTCGTCGACTCGGGAGTCACCGGCGACGCACAACTGGGCATAGTCCATCCCACCGGCAAGCCCATCAGCGTCTCCACCCAGCGAGGGTTGAGTTTGCCAGATTCCACTTGTTCCCGCAAATTGCAACAGCCGCCTTTTTTCTTGGCTCTCGCCAATGCTTCCGCGCTGCGTTGCGGAAGAGTGTCCATTGTTTGAGGCGTTGCCCAAGCCTGCGCCTGGCTGCCCAGCTTCGGCCACTTCGTCCCGTCCTGCCCGACTTGATAGCCGACTTGATTCTTGGCTTCGGGCGTTGCCCAGTTCTGAACGGCTATCGTCAGCGGGCGATGCAGTTGACCCAGATTCGGATTTGCCGCCCTCTTCTCCGCATTGCGCTGCTCCCATTCCTCTGGCGTCTCGTCCGGCCTCTGCCCGTCCATCGCGCTGGGCGTCGGCCACGACGCGGGGCGGCTCCCATCCGAACTGGGGCTGGCCGGGGCGGCTAGGCCAAAGTTCTTCTGCACGTCGCGTAGTTGCGGACGATGCGTCGGTCGCTCTGGGTTTGCCGCATTGTAGACATCGATCGTCTGCGGCGTCGGCCAAGACATCTCTCCCCGCCGCGCCATCGCGCTCAAGCATTTGCTCTGCTGGCTGTTGCCGCCAATCCGATAGCTGTCCTCGTTTGCCGTTACGGTGGGCCAAGATGAAGACCCGCTTGCGTTGATGGGGCGCGCTGACTTCAGCCGCGCTAAATATTCCCCACGTCGCCGAGTAACCAAGCTCGCCCAAATGCTCGATGACCTCTCGGAGTCCGAGGCTGATGTGTCCTTCGACGTTCTCGAAGAAGCACAGCCTGGGTCGCAGAATTGAAATTCCATCTGCGATGTAGGGCCAGAGGTGGCGAGGGTCTTCTCGGCCAAGTCGCTTCCCAGCGCTTGAGAATGGCTGGCACGGATAGCCGCCTGAGAGGATATCCACTCGGTCGCGAAGTTTTGCCCAAGGGAAAGACTTGAGATCAGGCCAGATCGGAGCCGCGTCAATCTGCCCGCCCTCCATTCGCGCAAGTAGCAACTCGCACGCGAACGCTTCGATCTCCGAATAAGCGATTGTTCGCAGATTTGGGAGGCAGCGGTGCAGTCCGAGGTCGATGCCGCCGTAGCCAGCGCAGAGGCTGACGTGAGTGATTTGGGGATGATCCATATCATAGTCGTTGTTCGATCATCTGCAAAACCAAAGCCGCTTGGGCTTTCAAGCTTAATCTTCCGTTGCGCTCTTCTTGATGGCCTCCGTCTCGAACCGCGCAAGGTTGCCCGCGATCACCTCGCGGATCTCGTCCAGGATTAAGCCGCCTTCGACGTTCGCCTCCGCGGCCGACTTGCCGGCGACGCGCGGGCCGAGCTCGACCTCTAGCTTGAGACGCAGGAGCAGGTCGAGCTTCTGCGAAAGCAGCTGGAGCATATCTTGCACGACCTCGCGCTCGACCGTCTCGCCCTCCTCGCGCTTGTTCTTCTTCTTCAGTAGCGCGATGTTCTCGCGCATCAACTCGGCCTTGAGGTCGGCCAGCGTCTTGGTCGACGTATCCTTGCCGATCAGCTTCTCCGCGCAGAACTTCCGCCACGCCGTGAGGTTCTCGCGGCGCCCGTCGATCTGCTTCGCCGGCGCATCTTCTGGGTAACGCGCGCGCGCGTCGTAGATCGCCTGCCGAGAAAGCCCGAGCTCCCGCGCTAGCGTCGCCGTGTCCTTGACCCAATCGCCACCCGATTGCTTCGCCTCGTATTCATCGAGCGCCTTCCGCTCCGCGGTCGTCAGCGTCTTGCCGGCCTTCAGCCGCTTGACGATGTTCGCGAGGTTGGCCTTCGCGTAGACCTCAACCGGGGACGCGGAGTCGTCCGTCACAGCTTGCGCGGCTCCTTGCCGGTGGCGTCAGCCCAGCGCTGAATTGCGACGGCGACGTAAGCGGGGTTGAGCTCAATCGCGCGGCACTTCCGGCCCGTGCGCTCGCAGGCAATGATCGTCGTTCCGCTGCCGCCGAACGGCTCGTAGACGAGGTCGCCAAGCTTGGAGTTGTTTCGGATCGGGCGCTCCATACACTCAATCGGCTTCTGCGTGCTGTGGCCCGTCTCGCTCTTCTTCGGCTTGTCGATTTCCCAAAGCGTGCTTTGCGTGCGGTCGCCGTTGTAGTGCCCGATTGCTCCTTTGCGGACGGCGTACCAGCAAGGCTCCTTTTGTTCGTGATAGTCGCTGCGTCCTATGGCAAACTGGCTTTTTGCCCAAATGATTAGCGAGCGCATCTGAAAGTCGCAGGCTTCTAAGGAAAGCGCAACGATGTGTGACTTAGTTCCGGCGCACCAAACGTACGCAACGTCACCTGGAAACAAAGCCCACGCCTCGCGCCAGTCGGCTTTGTCGTCGTTGGATACCTTACCAATCGCCGAGGCGCCAATCGGAGACCCATCGGCGCGCTTCGCTTCGTTGCGCCAGTTGGCATCGTACTGCACGCCGTAAGGCGGATCGGTCACCATCAGATGCGGCTTGTCCTCGCCGAGCAACCGCTTCACGACCTCGGCGCTGGTGGAGTCTCCGCACGTGATTCGATGCTCGCCAAGCTGCCAGACCTGTCCGAGCTCAACGCCCCACTTGGCGCGCAGCTCCTCGGCCTTGTCGATCTGAGGCTCGGCGTCGGCGTCGCTCTTCACCTCCGGCTTCAGCGCCTCAAGCTCGTCCAGGTCGAAGCCGATCTCTTCGAGCGGGAAGTCCTCAGCCTTCAGCGACGCAAGCACGTCGGCCAGCTTCTCATCCCACTCCGCCAGTTCCGCGCTGCGGTTGTCCGCGATGCCGAAGGCCGTCGCCTGCGAGCCGGTCAACTCGGTCCTCACGATCTGTATCTCGCGCCAGCCTAGATCACGCGCCGCGGCCAGCGTTCCGTTGCCGGCCAGGACGATTCCCTTGGCGTCGACCACAATCGGCTTCTGCTGACCGAAGCGGCGCAGGCTCGCCTTGATCGCGTCCATATTGCGCTGGCCGTGCTTCCGCACATTCGCCGGGTCTGGCGACAGCGTCTCGATTCCGACAGTTTCAAGTTTCATTCGTCAATTTTTACAAACAGCCCAGCCCCGTTTTTTTGCGCTAGGTCTTGCAACC